TATTATAAATAAAAATCATTCAGAATATATGCTAGAATGCCATATCAATGGATCTAACCCTGAAGAGGGTTGCTTGTTTGAGGATACAATATTAGATATGGCTAAAGAACAAGTTAATGAATCTAGGGATATGTAAATAGAATATTATAAGAATATTTTATCATATTTTTTCGTATAATGACCAGACTAGGAAAACAACTAATGAAAACAAATGACATATCAGCGTTCAGAAAGAATAATAAGCATGACCTTTCTGAGCGTTTACAAGAGTGCTTATTCTATCTTTTACTGGGGTTACCAACCAAAGACATAGCTAACAAAATGGAATGCTCATTTCGTACTTGTAGACAGCATACCAGGTTCGTTTACGATCAATTTGATGTTAATTCTCATACTGAGTTACTAGCTAAGTTTATTACACCAGAGACTCTGCAAGAGGAGCAAGAGCGAATGATGTGGAGAAAAGATGATGAAAAGAGATAAGTTAGACCCTAGATGTCAAGCAGTCCTAGTTGGCATCTTAAAAGGATTGAGCAATGCTGAGATAGCAAATAAACTAGGACGTTCAGAGAATCACATTCGTATGCAGCTCTATAAGATATTTGAGCATTATGAATTACATTCTCGACCTCAGCTGCTTGCAGAGTATGTTTGTGAATATGCTTTAGAATGGGAAACTAAACAACTTGAAGGGACTAAATATCATGGAGTTATTTGATGTGCTAATATTGTCTGTATATGAACCAGCAAAAAAGATTAGGTCTGGGGTAACAAGTGAGGAGTTTGACGTTTTGAATAGAGAATGGGATCACACTAGAAATGATGGTACAACCTTATGCTTAGTGCCACATTATGAAGGGGGTCTTGATGAATAGTCCGCAGAAAGGTAACCCAATTTATAAGAAATCGTGTGAAAAGTGTGGGTCTAGTGATGCGAATCAAGTTTTTTCTTACGACAATAAACCAAACGATAGCTGGTGCTTCGCTTGTGAAACATACTTTCCAAGTGATGATAGCTTGGACAAAGTAGTACCCATAAAACAACAGTACAACAAGGTTAGCACAATGGAAATTGAAGATATTAAGAAATTGCCTATCAGAGCATTAGAAGATAGAAAGATCAGAAAAGAAACTTGTGCTGCTTACAGGGTAAGAGTTGCTTTATCTCAGGAAGATGGTGAAACAATCACCAGTATATTCTCACCTGATACAAGCGAGGGTATCCTGGTTGGTTATGAGCAAAAGCAAGTTAAAGATAGTGAGTCCAAAGGACTAACAAAAAGATTTATGTCTATAGGTGATCGTAAGGGCAGTTTAGATTTATGGGGCAAACACCATGCTTCAGCTTGTAATGGTCATAAACTTTATATTACTGAAGGCAGGCTTGATGCCCTGAGTTTATATCAGGTTATCAAAGATCACACTGCTGAGAAGTACAAGCATCTTAAACCATCTGTCGTCAGCTTAACTAAAGGTTGTTCAGGTGCAGTAAAAGATTTGATTAACAATAGAAACTTTGTTGAGTCATTCAAAGAGATCATTTTATGCTTTGATAATGATCAGGCAGGTGATAAAGCTGTTAAAGAAGTCTTAAAAGTATTTCCAATGGCAAAGGTCGCTACACTGCCTTTAAAAGATGCCAGCGATATGTTAGTAGCCGACAGGGGTAAAGAACTGTTTGAACAAGCTGTATGGAGATCGTCAGTCCAAAGACAGGGAGAAGTGGTCGAGGTTAATGATGAATTAATCAAAAAAGCATTACAAAGACCGACAAAAGGATTATCTACTTGTTGGTCTACTTTAGATGCAGTAACTCACAATGGTATATTAAGACCTAATAACATAGTTGTACTAGCTTCTTATCCTAAGGGTGGTAAGAGCGAATTTAAAAACCAATTAGTTAAACACATAATCATAGAGCATGGTAGACCAGTTGGTGTTTATGACCTTGAAGTCCACCCAATAAAAACCTTAAAACAGATAGCCTCTAAGTTAGCAAGAACAAACTTCTTGTTACCTGACAATAATTATGATGATAGGTTGTTAGCGTCTACCTTAGATAGGTTTAAAGGTAATCTCTTTTTGTACGATCGTACAGGCAGTAGAGATTGGCAAGACATCAAGGCTTGTATCATTGAGCAGCACTTGATTGATGGTGTATGTGAGTTCTTTTTAGATCCACTTACAGCACTAATATCGAGGTACACTAGCTCAGAAGCTAATGATAAGTTGAATGAGATAATGACTGACCTAGCTGACCTAGTAAACTGTTATCCTATTACTATCCTGTGCTTCAGTCACGTTAATCCACCCAGTAAGGGCAACAAGAGTCACGAAGAAGGTGGTAAGGTACTGTCTGGACAGATGACAGGCTCTAGGGCTATCGAGAAGTGGAGTCATATTGGCTTGGGCTTAGAGCGTGATAGATCAGCAGACTGCCCTCCTGAGAAAGTTAATCACAGTCAGGTTAAGATTTTATATGATCGTGAGTTTGGTACGAGTGGTTCAGTAGATATGTTTTATGATAGTGAAACTACTGAGTATTTAGAACCTAAAACGAGGAGTTGGTAAAATGACAATTGATACTTTTAAAAGGGATTTACAAAAGGGTGAATATATTGAGCAGCAAGCTCTTAAAATTATACAAGAAAAATATCCAGATGCTTATAAGATCAATGGGTATTGTAAAGAGTGGGATATATTTATACCCTCTATTAACAAAGGTATAGAAATAAAGTCTGACTTTATGTCTATGGACACAGGAAACCTTGTTGTTGAAATAGAGTTTGGTGGCAAGCCCTCTGCTTTGTCTACCACAAAGGCTTATCGTTGGTTTTTTTACACTGGCGATAGTATTATAATAACCTCACCAGATAGGCTAAAACAGTTAATAAAAGACAATAATCTTTATCCAGCTACTTTTACGGGTCGTGGTGATAGCAAAAGTAAAAAGGCTTTTTTAATTAAAAAACATTTAATAGAAGATACAGCTTTTTTAGTATTAAAGGATAACATTAATGACTGAGTATGTATTTGATATAGAGGCAGATGGTATTGATGCAACAAAGATACATTGCATGATTGCTAATGGAGAAGAAGTAAATAGATTCTTCTTTAAGAACCTTACCAGTGATGATGTACTTATCGGACATAATATTATTCGTTACGACATACCAACTATTGAGAGGTTGTTAAACATTCGGATCAAAGCTCAACTAATAGATACCCTAGCTTTATCCTGGTACTTGTTTCCTACAATTAACAGACATGGCTTAGAGCAGTGGGGTGAGCGTTTAAACATTGAGAAGCCAGTCATTACTGATTGGGAGAACCTAACAAGAGAAGAGTACATTCACAGGTGCAAGGAAGATGTGAAGATTAACACCAAGCTCTGGGGTTTACAGAAGTCTTTGTTGATTAAGATTTATGATGGTGACTACCAACCATTAGTTCGTTACCTTTCATTCAAGATGAAAATGGCTATGCTGCAAGAGAAATCAAAGTGGAAGCTAGACGTAGATAAAGCTAACACCTTACTCAATGAGTTAGAGTTAAAGAACGAGCAAGCAATCAATGAACTATCTAAAGTTATGCCCACAGTTCCTAAAAAGGCAAAACGTAAAAAACCAAAACTGCCTTTCAAACAAGATGGAAGTTTATCTGTGGCAGGTGAGAGGTGGAAAGTCTTAGCAGAAGAAAACGGGTTTACTATTCAATACGACAAAGAAATAGAAGAAGTAGTAGGTCAAGAAGAACCCAATCCTACTAGCAGTAAGCAGATTAAAGACTGGTTATTTACGTTAGGTTGGAAGCCAATGACATTTAACTTTGTAGATGACAGGGAGATACCCCAAGTAAAAACTAAAGATGGTGAGTTGTGTAAGTCTATTAAGAAGCTATCCCTACTACACCCAGAAGTCCTAGTTCTCGATTCTATGGCAGTTGTCAAGCATCGTATAGGGTTGGTCAAAGGGTTACTAAAGAATGAGCAGAATGGCTTTGTACAGGCTTGTATACAAGGATTAACTAACACTCTTAGATTCAAACACGCAGTATGCGTTAATCTACCCTCTGCGAGAAAGCCTTACGGATTAGAAATTAGAGGTTTGTTGACAGCTAATAATGATACAGAGTTATGTGGTAGTGATATGTGTAGCTTAGAGGATAGAGTTAAGCAACACTATATGTGGGAGCATGATGAAGAGTACGTTAAAGAGATGAGTAAACCAGACTTTGACCCACACCTTGACCTTGCACTATCAGCTAAAGCTATTAAGCAAGAAGAGATGCAAGATTATAAAAATGGTAACAAACTTGATAGGATTTCTCAGTTACGATACAACTACAAGGGTGGTAACTATGCACTTCAATATGGTGCAGGAATTAAAACCCTAGCAAAACAGTTGGGTATTACCATGAAGGAAGCTAAAGTAATCAGTGAAGCCTATTGGGAAAGAAACTGGAGTGTTAAGGCTATCAGTGACAGTATGGTAACTAAAGAAGTTGAAGGTGATACCTGGCAGTTCAACCCTGTGTCTAAGCTATGGTACTCATTAAGAAGTGACAAGGATAAGTTCTCAACTTTATGTCAAGGTACAGGAACTTACTTGTTTGATATGTGGGTGGGGTTCATCTTAAAAGAAAGAGAGCAACTGACAGCTAACTTTCACGATGAAATAATATTGGAGGTAAAGAAAGGCAACAGAGATAATTGTGTTAAATTGTTGGAAAATAGTATAAAAAAAGTAAATCGTATGCTAAAATTGAATCGAGAGTTGCAGGTTGATGTACAATTTGGTAACAACTACTCAGAAATACATTAAGGAGATTAAAAATGGGATTTGAAAGAAAGTCACAACCAAGGGCTGCTAGCACCATGGAGTATGAGAACCTAACAGAGGGCGAACATGAAGCAAGGTTAATCTATGTAGCTGACTTGGGTATGCAAAACAGAGAGTACAAGGGTGAGGTTAAACCACCTGCACAACAAATATCTTTGTGCTTTGAAGTGCTAGGCTCTACTATTAAGATAGATGATGTAGAACAACCTAGAATTATTTGGTCAAAACCTTTTAATATATTTGGTACTATGTCTGGCTTGTCAACAGAGTATGATTACTTTAAGGCTTTTGTACCTACTGCTAAAGAGGATACAACTGCTGATTGGGAATCAGTATTAGGTGAACCAGTTAATATTATTATCAAACACGTCCACAAAGATGGTGCTGTGTACGATAATGTATCTGGTATTACTGCTATTCCTAGCAAGTATCGTTCTAAGGTAGATAAGGCTGTTACTACTGAGTTTGCTATAGCTGGCTCTGAAGATGTTGATAGTCCTGCTATTAAAACTTTGTTTGGTTTAGCTAAACACGTTCACGATAA